CAACATATGTTATATAAAATCAAACAAAATCTGGACTATATAATAAAAAGGGACTATTCAACTCACAATGATTAGAATAATTTTTGAAAACAAAAAACTCCTTAATGAAGTTAACATGGAAAAGGTTAAAGAGCGTTTTACACAAAACGATTTTTTAAATGCATTTAATAAAGGGAAAGATACATATACCTATGGTAGTGGACGATTAGATAAGGGTGCGACAGATAACTTAAAAAAGATTTTTGCAAAGCAAGATATTATGGAAACAATACCAAGAGATATTAGCGAAGCAGATAAAGCTCACGCTTTGAATTGGCTTATAACAACTTTCATAAGAACTGATGGGATAACTTCTTCCGGTTCCAAGAAAGACTTGGAACACTTCTTTCAAATTAAAAGTAGAAGAAAAGAATTTTTATCAAAAAAAGATATTTATTCAATTAAAGATTATGATGAACTAAAACAAGTTGTTGAAGATGCGTTGCCGTCGTGGACAGAATATAATATTTCACAAGATAATAAAAATGCCGAAAAAGGTATGCATAAAATCCACGAAGATGATGATTGGAAGATCTATATACCAGAAAACAAAGCTGCCGCCTGTAAACTAGGTGATGGTGCTGATTGGTGTACAGCTGCCCGTGGGCTAAACTATTATGAAAGTTATCATAGTCCGGATGATCCATTGATTATTTTTGTATCAAAGAAAGAAACATTTACGAAAAAAGTTAAAGTATATAACAAGCAAACCAAAACAGAAGAAGAAGTAGAAAAAACGTTCCCAGTAAAATATCAATTTTATTATGGTATTTCCGGTAGACAATCTCCTCAGTTTATGGACAAAGATGATAAATCAATAAGAACACCAGATAAGATAAGATTATTTTATAAATTAAACTATATTCTTTCTAAGGTTGAAGAACTTCCAGAAAGAGTTAGAGCAATGGCAAAAGAAAAAGGCAAAAACTTTGATGAATTACCAGATGGTGGAATGAAAGTATATGAACCAAATAGCATAGCATATTATGACGAAAAACAACATAGACACAGAGAAGATGGGCCAGCACTTATAAAATTTAAACATAATATAGATGAAAATAAACCAAAAGAGATTGTATACGAAGAATGGTATAAACACGGATACAAACACAGGGAAGACGGACCAGCGTATGTAAATCACGTAAATGGTATAAAAATATGGTATATTGACGGAAACGTGTGGCGATTAGACGGACCAGCGTATGTAAGTCCAAATGAAGTGCGTTATTATTGGGACAACAAAGAAATGTCAAAAGAAGAATATGAAAAGAAAAGAGATGATTATGAAAACATCCCGATAGAAGAATCAAAGAAAAGAAAATCATTAAGAATTATATTTAACTAAGAAAGGTATATAAATGGATACATCATATAAACAACAAGATAATCCAACACCAGTTTCGACTTTTGAAACAATCGACATGGCTTTATATACTTGGCTAAATGAGACATTAGATATTCATGCAACAACAAATGAAGGAATAAGAAAAGTTTCTGTAAATTGGTTTACAAGAGAAAGAGCGTTCCAAATCAAAAGTGATAAAGAGAGCAGAGATGATAATGGATTCTTGGACTTTCCACAAATTCAGTTAGCACGAACATCTATGTCATTAACATCTGCCGCAGAAAGACCGATCCCAGGATTAATAAGACAAGGTATAGATTATAAAAATAATCAATTTGGTTTCTGGAAGAAAGTCCAACAAAATAAAACCAAGAATTTTGCGAATGCAAAATCACAAAGAGTCTATGGACAGCCAAATTTTAAGTTTAATAATAATGAGATTGTAAACGAATGGATCTTTGTTCCGTATCCGTCTTATTACGATGTTAATTATGAAGTGCAATTAAAAGCAATTTATATGCAACAGATTAATGAAATGATGGCTCCTTTACAAAGGTTTATAACTCCATACAACACAAATGTACTTATGTTAAAATACAACGGATTTAGGTATGAAGCCTTTGTTGATAAGACTTTAGATTTCAAATCAAATTCGCCAGAAATTGCCGAAGCAGAAAAAACTTATGAAGCAACTTTTAAGATTAAAGTTTTGGGTTTTACAACAACAGCAGACGCAACACAAACAACGCCAAATATAGTTTATAGAGAAACACCAGCAAAAGTAAGAATCAACAGAGAAAGAACTATTTTTGGAGATTTAAATACGACTGGCGATCCAGATACTCCTTATAGAGAATGATTTTGGAATTATCAAAACTATTTATTAGGAGTTACTCATAGGAGAATAATGAATGTCAGTTAAAGCTTTTAAGTTTGCATCACCAGGCATCTTTCTAAATGAAATAGATCAATCACAAACACAACAACCACCAGCACCAGTTGGACCAATCATTATTGGTAGAGCACAAAGAGGACCAGCTATGCGTCCTGTTACAGTTGCTTCTTATGATGAATTTGTTGCTGCATTCGGTGATCCGGTCCCTGGTCCAAGTGCAGATAATGACGCTTGGAGAACTGGTATTCCAGCAGGTCCAACATACGCTGCTTACGCTGCACAAGCTTGGTTAGCAAATAATCCAACTGTTACGTTTGTAAGATTGCTTGGAACACAAACAAGCAATGCTACTTCTACAACAGCTGTAAATAACGGCTATGCAGGTTGGACAGTTGGAACTCCAGCTTCTTCAAATGCAGGCGGCGCTTATGGATTATTTATATTTCCATCACAATCTGCTGATGTTAATGCAAAGTTAACTGGATCACTAGCTGCTGTTTGGTACACAACAAATACTGTTCCAGTACTATCTGGTACTCAATATTTAGCTGGTGGTACAAAACAAGCAAACGGTTTAATGATAACAAGCGATTCTAATGGTGTATTCACTGTTCAAATGAGCGGGTCAAAAGGCGTTGATAAAACATTAAAGAAATCATTTAATTTTAATCCTACTGATGAGAAATTTATTAGAAAAGTTTTCAATACAAATCCACAGAATACAAATACAGATACAAATACAGGTATTGACCAAAATGGAACATCTTACTTTGGATACTGGCTTGGTGAAACATTTGAAAATGATTTAGCCTACAATGTTGTATCTGGTTCAACCTATCCTCTAAATGGTACAAACGGTGTTACAACTTCTTCTGTTGGTATTATATTGCCATTAAACAACTTTGGTAATGGCAGACTACTTCAAGGCGGAGCAAAAGAAGAGAATGCAGCCAGAACAGGCTGGATCATTGCACAAGGAACAAACGGTACTGATCCAAACTTTAATCCCGCAACAACAGCAACAAAAATGTTTAGATTTGTTTCTTTGGGGTATGGAGATTGGACAAGAAGCAATATTAAAATTACAATTAGTAATATCAAAGCTCCACAAAATGCTGCACAAAGCTATGGAACATTTGATGTTGAAGTAAGAGCTGCTTACGATACAGACGCAAATAAGAAACTTCTTGAAAGCTTTACAGGATGTGATCTAAACCCATCTTCTCCTAATTTCGTTGCAAGAAGAATTGGTAATACCAAATATTCTTGGGACGATATTGAAAGAAGTTTAACAGAGGTTGGTGATTATCCAAATAACTCTCAATATATTAGAGTTGATATTTACTCGGATTACAATCCAGTTTCAAATCCAGCTAATATTCCATTTGGTGTCCTTGGACCGTTAAAATATAGTGATGCTGCTCCAAGTCCAACAAGTGGTGGAGGATTTATCGCAGCAACTTCAAGTTGTTTTGCTGCTACATCTTCCGCAAATTTCACAGCAAGCGCTGCAGGATATAACCAAGCATTCTCGTTTGTATTCCCGTCATTAAGAACAAGAGTTTCATCTTCAGAAGATTCTCTAACAACTTATAAATTAGCAGACTGGGGCGCTTCAACAACAAGAAAGCCTTCATCAACGCTTTATAATGATGGTATTAATGATCTACTAAGATTACCAGTTACAGGATCAGGGTTTACAACAGGAGAGTCGGGCGGCGGTTTAACTTATGCTTGGGCATTCAGCTTAGATGATATTCAAGTAACTGGAACGCTTTTAACTGGCTCAACTTGGCAAAATAAATATTTCGTTTATGCATCAGGCTCAAAGGCACTAGGAACTTCCTACACAGCAGTAGGTTCTGCTAGTGGCGGTGGTACTTATGCAGATCTAGTAAACGTTGATAGTATTAACTCATTTACTACAACTCTTCAAGGCGGCACAGATGGATTTAATATTTTAGAAGGTGAGCCTTTAAGAAATACTGCGCTTGATAGTAATAAGAACGATCAAAATAGCTATATTTATTACACATACAAAAGAGCAATCGATACAGTTGGAGATGTAGAAGCCGTACAAGGCAATATATTGTCAATTCCTGGTTTAACACACGAACCATTAACGTTGTATACAACACAAATAGCTGAACAAAGAGGTGACGTCTTAGCTGTTATCGATATTGCAGGTGGCTCTTCAACCTCGCCTTCATATATAAGTAAATATGAAATTAGTGATAACGTACAACAAACAACAAGCAGAACCGCAACACCAGATCAAGTTATAGCAAGAATGAAGGATAGAAATTTGAATACAAGCTACGGTGCGACTTACTATCCTTGGGTACAAATCTCTGACTCAACAACTGGACAAATCTTAGCAGTTCCTCCGTCAGTTCCAGCAATCGGTGCAATGTCTTACACAGACAAAGTACAAGCTCCTTGGTTCGCCCCAGCTGGGTTTAACCGTGGTGGATTATCAACTGGAAACGCGGGCGTTAATGTTGTCAACGTTCTAAAGAAACTCTCTTCTGCTGACAGAGACAAACTATACCCATTAAATGTTAATCCAATTGCTTCATTCCCAAATGAAGGGATCGTAATCTTCGGACAAAAGACTCTACAAGCCACTCCAAGTGCCCTTGATAGAATCAATGTTCGTAGATTAATGCTCTACATTAAGAGAGGAATTAATCAAATTTCCACATCAATATTGTTTGAGCCAAACGTTGAAGCAACCTGGAACAACTTTAAGGATCAGGCCGAACCATTCCTCGCTGATGTTAAGGCAAGATTTGGTCTAACTGATTATAAATTAATTCTTGACTCTACAACAACAACTCCTGACTTAATTGATCAAAACATCATGTATGCAAAGATCTACTTAAAGCCAGCAAGAGCAATAGAGTTTATCGCAATCGACTTCTTTATCACAAAGACAGGCGCACAATTCCCAGCTTAATAGGAGATAATTAATTATGCCAAATGCAGTAGCACCACCAACAGCAATGTTTTGGGCAAATGACAAGAGAGGTTTAGATCCAAAAAGATCTCATAGATTTATTCTGTATCTAAACGACGTACCTTCTTATTTCGTTATGTCAACTGGCGTGCCAACAATGTCGGTTGGACAAGGTGGATCACATAAATTCTTAGGGCACGAATTCAAGTTTCCTGGGAGTGTAAAGTGGGAAGGAGACATTACTGTAAAGTTAGTTGATACAATTGATATTAACATGGCTAAGAAGTTTTCTGATTATATTAGAAAAGCTGGTTATGTATATCCGTCAACGTTCAGTGAATCATCAGCAAGCCCTAATTTCTTTAGAAAAACAATTTCTAAGGCGAAGTTTCCCTTTAATCAAATTAAGATACAAAGAATAGATGCAGAGGGAGCCATTTACGAGTCTTGGGTTTTAAATAATCCTTGGATTTCTAAAGTAACATTTGGTAATGCTTCGTACACAGAAGAAAAATTATTGGAAGTTGACGTATCATTTACCTATGACTGGGCTGAACTAAGAGACGGAGATTCAGGAAATCCTCCGCCACCACCAGCTTAATAGGAGGTCTGTATGCCTCTTTTTTATGATAAATCTTCTTTAATAACAGCAAAGCAGGCACAGCAATCCCACAGATTCGTTTTAAGAGTCGGCGGGATTGATTCTGCCTTAATAAAAAATGTAACTGTTCCATCGTATACAATTGAAACAAAAAAATATTCTATGTTAGAATATGAGTTTTCTTATCCAACAAAAGTAAAATGGAGTGGAAAAGTATCTTTTGATATTATCCAGATGTTAGAAAAAGATACTTTTTATTCTTCTATTGGATTTTTTATGTCAAAATTATATAACTCTAATTATTACGCGAGTCCTATGGGAATAGGCTCTGGCGAAAGAGATGTTATTCTTCCTAATTCTTTTTATAAAGTAAAAGATAATATTGTAAACTTTTTTGAATTAGGGCTAAACTCAGGTTATCAAAGAACAAGAGATGAAGGAACTGTTTTAGAAATATCAAAACAAAAGCTTGGAGCTATCTTGGGAATTGTTAAGATTGAAAATTTAGATGAAGATGGTAATATATATGATAGTTGGAAACTAAACGGTGCTTTTATAACATCAGTTACTCCAACAAATTTAACATATGAGAATGAAACTGTTTCTACAATTAAGGTAGAATTAAGTTATGATTGGGCAGATTACGGATTCCGTGGAGTTTATGCGGAAGAAGATTCTGTCAAAAGAATTTTTGGACTTTAATTAAAAGAGGTATAAATGAGTAATTTAAATAAGTTTGGCTTACCAAGTGGTCTTGGTGGAGTTTCTAATCATTTTTCAAGAGCAACAGGAGTTTATGAGCCTCCTACTGATTTTGTAGAATTACCATCACAAGGTAAATTTTATTCAAAAGATTCTCCTTTGTTTGGCGTTGATAAAGTAGAAGTAAAGTTTATGACAGCAAAAGAAGAAGATCTACTTGTTTCACCAAGTTTAAATAAAGCAGGAATAGCTTTAGACCGAGTAATAGAATCTTTGTTAATTGACAAGAGAATTAAAGCTAAGGATTTATTAATTGGTGATAAAAATGCCATTCTAATTAATGCAAGAAAGAATGCTTTTGGTGAAAATTATGAATTTGGATATATGTGTGCAAAATGCGGATCAGAAAATAAAACAACAAAAAATTTAAATGATATATCAATTAAAGATATAAAAGATGAAGAAGCAAATATTACAGAAAATGGAACTATTTTAATTAAATTACCCAAGTCGGGCGTTAATGTTGAATTAAAATTCTTAAAGGGAGAAGATGAATTAGAGATAGAGCAAATCTTGGAAAAAAGAATTAAAAATAATTTACCAGCAGAAGCTCTTTTAACAAGATATAGATATATGTTTGTATCTATAAACGGCAAGGATGAACAAGAAAATATAATTTCTTTTATTAATTCTATGCCCATAATGGATTCAGCATACTTAAAAAAGAAGTATACCGAACTAAGCCCAGATATACAATTTACTTATTCTGCTGATTGCGAAAAATGCGCACACACAAACGAGGGAGGTGTGCCGATCACGGCAAACTTTTTTTGGCCCGAATTATGATTATATAAAAATACCTCAAGAGTATTTACAAGTAGTTTATGAAAAAATATATTTAATGAAAACTCATATGAATTGGAGTTTTGAAGAGATATATATGCTACCCATACAATTAAGAGAGTGGTTTTTTGATAAATGGTTAGAAGAGAATAGTAAAAATAAAGAAACACCATAATTAATGTATGGGAGAATTTTAAATGGCCAATCCATCATCACCAAATTCAACAGAGCCTCTTATCAAAGGAGCAGACGCTATAGAAGTAGGAGCTTATGCTACTGCTATTGGTACAGTTGGCGAAAAAGCTCTTGGGGCAAATACTGCTCTTGGAAATCTTTTTGGTTCTGTTAAAACTCTTGGTGGTGCTTTTTTAGAATATGGCGGTGTAACAAAACAATTACAAAGTAATATTGAAATATTAAGTACGCTTATGAAAGGAGATTTTAATAAAGCCGTAACTGATCTTACTTCAAAATTAAAAAGTCAAATTACAGCTTATCAAGCACTTGATGTTCAATTTGCTCAACTTGGTAAGGGAGAAAATTCTAAAGCATACATAGAAAACATTAGAAAACAACAGTATGATGCAGGACGACTTGGCATAACTTTAGAGGATTTAGTGGGAGTTAATCAAAAATTATTAACTTCATATACTGGTGCGATTCCTTTAACTCAAAGACAAGCTTCTGCGTTTGAGAGTAATAGCAAAGAACTTGGAATACTTATAAATTTTTACGGAAAGCTTGGAGTATCTCAAGAAGAAAGTATAAAAGTTTTCAATACATTTAATAATACAATGGTTTGTGGAGTCAGAGAGGCACAAAAGTTTTCTGAATCATTAGCTATTTTTGCTCAGACAACTGTTATG